TAATTTTGTATATGCAGAGAATGATTCTGCTATCAAGTGGTTGAAAGCTCTTGGGTTTACTTTTATTCAATATCACGAACATTACGGTATGCAGGGTAAACCATTCTACGAATTTCTGAGGATAGCCTAAATGTGTGTAGTTGCTGCTTCTATAGCTCTTAATTTAGCTAGTGGATTAGCTATGAGATCAGCAGCACAGCAGCAAGCAGAACAAACATATCAATCTGCTGTAAGGTCAAATAAATCAGCAGAGCAATCATTTGCAAATCAACAAGAAGCTACAGCAGCACAGTTAAAAGAAACTAGAGCTTCATCCGCACAAGAAAAATTAGCTAAAACAATACAAGGATTACAAGCTAGAGGTCGTATCAGAGCAAGTGAAAAAGCAGGTTTAACAGTTGGATTATTAACTGCTGATGCAGAACGACAAGCTGCTAATGCCAGAGAAGCTATAAACCAATCACTAGAATCTGCAACTAATCAATACAGAAGAAATGTTTCAGGTCTTGTAGCCGATAGAGATAATAGACGTAATTCACTACAAAGCCAGATAAATCAAGCATATAACCAGATTCCTAGTTTGGGATCTATTCTTTTAAATACAGCAGCCCAAGGACTTAACACTTACGCAGCCTTATGACCTCTAGTTTCCAAAGTACCGCTTTTCAATCTTCTGCAAGACCTGTAGATACTTTTGTGGCAGAACCTTCTATCTTGCCAAAAACAGGCATGATGGAATTAGCTGAAACATTACAAGCAATAAACCCTGCCTTACAAAAGTTTATTGGACAAAAGATAGAAGACAGAATTGAAAAAGATAAAAGAAAAGCGACAAAAGATAGAATACAGTTTGAGCTTGATGGGGGTGAAATAGCTAAATTATCTAATAATATTAGAAAGACAGAAGGTGATGATGCTGCTAGAAAAATAATAGGTGGCAGTAGAGCTTATAGAAAACAGTATGAAAAAGTAGGAGTACAACTAGAGGCTTTAAAATTAGGTAATAGATTAGAAAATGATTTTGATACTTTTAAAGTAGACACAGGAAAAGTAGATTCAAACAATCAACCAATAACTAAATTTTTAAAAGAATTTGAAAGCGATTCGCCAGAAGTTAAGACTTGGAGAAATAATAAGTTAAATAGTGCAATTCAAGCTTTAGAAGACAGAGGTGTAGATCCTGATGCTATAGATGAATTTTTTATACCTAGTATTCAAAAACAACTGTTTGAAATTGATGATTATGCTACAGAACAAAATCAAGATTTTAAATTTACTCAGTTACAAAGTGAGATACCAAGTGTTATGGATGAAGTCTCACAGTTGTTTGCAAAAGGTAAAGATGGAGAAGGTGGTGTTGTCTTAACTGAATTTTTAGACAATCTTTATAACGCAGGTGTAACTGGTGAAGATGCTAATAAAACATACAAAATGATAGTCGAATCAGCTTTTGACAAAGGAAGACTATTAATTGATCCAGACAAACCTTTAAATTTAGCAGTAGCTGAAAACTTTCCAGATCGAATATTAAGATCAATTCCTTATGGCAACAAAGACTTAACAAGTCATCCAAGTTATTTAGATGAAGCAGCAGATTTTAGTGAGAAGTATGAAAAGATTGTTTTAAGTAAATTACAAACAAAACCTAAAATAGAGATTGAATTAAAGAAAGCAAAGGTATTACAAGGATGGCAGTCTATAAATAATATGCGACCTGAGAAAGGCATTATGACAATGACAGATCAAGAAATAAAGGATTACAATTTGCAAAGACAAAATAAATATAACGAGATTCTTAATAACTCAGAATTTAGTTCTAAAGAAGTTCAAGACTATGCACAGTCTTTAGGTAAATCAGATAACTTACAACTAATAAATGTAGAAATACCTGCATTAAAAAACAAAATACGAAAAGGTGCTTTTGATGGTTATGACGAAATTTTAGAACAAGAAATAGCAATCCTAGAAAATAATCATGTAACTATGGATAGAGAAGCTATAGGTGAATTTGATAAATTAAAAACCTTTGCAGCAACTTCTAAAGGTTTAGCAGAAGATATTGATGGAAGTCTTAGCAATATAATGACTGAAATTGACAGGAACTTAGGAACAAAAGGAGGATTTCTTACTGAAACTGTACCTAAAGATTTTGCAAAATCAACAGAAATTAGATTTGAAATGCAAACAAAACTAACTAAGTATTATCAAAACTTTATTGAAACAAAAGGTAGAAGACCTAGTTCTTTAGAAAGGCAAAATATTGAAAGACAATACTTCTTACAAATGGCAGCAAAAGAAAAAATTGGTGGCATTACTGATGAGTTTGCTAATAAGATATTTCCACCTGCTGTTTTAGATGAAGAAGGAAACATTAAGAGTGGTTTTGAGAATCCATTTATAGAAAAACAACCACTTACACCTGAAATAAAAAAGACTGATCCAACACAATTTGATAATAGAAAAGATACAAATGAGTTTATGGAACAAGGTATGTTCGATAGTGGAGTTGCTAGTGAAATATCAGAGGAAGAAGCTAAAAGAATTATTACAGCAGAAGATGCTAATGATTATTTAGTACAAGCAGGTGACACATTATCAGATATTGCTGAAAGCTCTGGTATAACAGTTAGAGATATAATGGATGCTAATAATATTACTGATGCAGATTTAATTAATATCGGTCAACAACTAAAAATACCTGAACCAAAACCACTGTTTATTGATCAATACAAAGGCAAAGCAATACCTGATTTTGGTGGGTTAGGAAAGCTAGTTATAAGTGGTGAGTCGGCAGGTCATGGTATTTATAATGCCTTTAATAAAGGTACAACTGCTTCAGCAGGGACAATGGATATAACAAGTAAGACAATAGCTGAAATGGAGCAGATGCAATCTGAAGGTAAAGTATTTGCTGTAGGTGCTTATCAATTAACTCCTGGTGTATTAACAGAAGCAAGAGAAACAGCAGGTATAGATAGTGATGCAATTATGACCCCTGCTGTACAAGATAGATTGTTCTGGGGAATGTTAACTGGTGGACAGAAACGTCCTAAATTAACAGCGTATCTCTTAGGTGAGAGTGATGATTTAAATGCAGCACATGAAGCATTAGCTCTTGAATTTGCTGTTATACAAGGTCCAGATGGAAAAGGAAGGTATGATAAAGACAAGTCTGGAAATGTTGCCAGAATAAAAGCAGCTTTAGTAAAACAAGCATTAATTAAAGCTCGTAAAGAAATCTCTAACAAATAACTATGACTGATTCTAATTTATCTCCAGAGAATGAAAAGTTAAAGAATACTGGAATAAAAGATATACCAAGAGTTCTTAAAGAAAAGTTATTTAACCAATCTGGTGCAGTAATGTTTCCAGAACAAATCACACCAGATGTTGTAGAGAAATCACGGTTATCACAAGAACAGTTATTTACAGCAAAAACAGAAGAAGATCAGCGTTTTTTTAGAGCAGTAGGAGCAGGGTTATTAGATATTCCTAATGAGATAAAAAATATTGGTGATTGGGCTATGGGTAATCCTTATGACCCTAACCAACTTATAAATATAAAAGCTTTAGGGTTTGAAAAAGATGGTGATAAAGATGATGCGTTATACAACATAACTAAGTTTGCTTCTGGTTTCTTATTACCATATGCAGGTTTTAGTAAAGCTTTAACAAAAGGTGGTAAAGCTGTACAAGGTATTAAAGGTATCAAAGCTATAAAGAATGTTAAATACGCAGATAAAGTTGCTACAGGTGCAAAGTGGTTTACTGCAGGTGCAGGTGCAGACTTTGTTGGTATTGATGCTTATGATGAAAACCTATTTAATTTTATGTTGGGGATTGAAAACCCAATAATTAATCACAGGTTAGTTCAGCCTTTCTTTGAATATTTAGCAGCACCAGAAAAACCTACAGAAGATGATCCTACAAACTTTGGTGAAGCTAAATTAAAACAATTATATTCTGGTGCAGTCTTTGGAGAAATGCTTGGTCTTGGTGTTGTTGGAGCTACAAAAGTTGCACCTAAAGTAGGTAGAGCTTTAGCAGAAGGAACAGAAGTGGCAGTGGATGCTGTTACTGGTGGACCTAAAATGTTTAATCAAGGTCAGATTCGTGATGAAACTATAAAATTATTTAAAGATATAAAAAACAATCCAAATAGAAAAAACTTTTTTCTTCGTAAGAAAAGAAGAATAGATAATGCAAAGTTGGTTGGTAGTGAAGAGTTTTCTGATGAGTTCAAAGAAGTATTAAATAATGTTCCTGATCTCAATAGAGTTGTTCAAGCACCAAAGACAACTGTAAAGGCTACAGATTTACCTTTACAAAAATCAAAACCAAATCCTAACGTCTGGGGTCCAGATGAAGGTGTTCTAAAAATTACAGATGATATGTGGGAATCTACAGGTAAAGCTCTTAACAGAGTTACCATCCCTGATGACTTTTCTGTAGAAGCTGCTAATGCAATGGGTTACGACTACCTTTTACCTGCGGTAACAAAACTAGCAAAGAAGATAAGTCCTAAAGCTCCAGAACAACACATGAGGGTTTTATATCTAGGAGCAATAAAAGAAAACAAACGACTAGCTACAGAGATTAGTAATTCAATGACAACCATAGAAGAAGCTTTTCTTCTTGGTGAACAAGTACCTGACGAATTGCTTACTAAATGGTCTGAAGATGTAATTAACTTAATTAACCTTACAGGCCCAACAAAAACAATCAGTGCTGAAACAGCAGGTACAGTCAGAATAAATCAGCTTATAGATGCAGAACCTAAGAACTTAGCTAAAACAACTATTGATGAAGAAGTAGGAAAAGGTATTGGTGGTGGTGAATCTGCTACTGAAAGAGTAAAGAAAGAAAAATTTAAACCTACAACAAGACAAGCAGTAGAAAGAGCTAAAAAAGACATAGTTGAAAAGAAAGCTGTACCGACAAAAGAAGAATTATTAGAAGGTCTTAAAGGTTATATAGAAGGTAATGATGTAGAAGGTTTGCTTGGTGTCACAAGAAAAGTTCTTGCTATGCAAGGTGACGGCAAGAGACTAAGCAAGCTTGTAGAAGGCATGACTTTGGGTGATAGAGCAGGTAGAGCTTTACGCATATCTAATGAAATATTTATCAATAGTCTTCTTACTGCACCAGAAACACACATTGTTAACATTGTTGGTTCGTTAATGAATGTTGCTCTTGGGCCATTAGATTTATTTGCAGGTTCTCCAGTAACCGACACAGAAACAAAAGCTAGGGCAGTTAGAGAATTAGTAAAAATATTTACCTCTACTGGCGATAATTTAAAAGCAGCAGGTAAAGCTTTGTGGCTTGATAAAAATATTCTTGATGAAAGAAGAATGTTTGGACAAGATCAATACGAAAGATATGCACTCAGAATGGCAGGTGATAATGCCTTTGCAAAAACAGTAAACTTTTTAGGTCATGGTTTTAGAATTCCTGGTCGTTTTATGATGGCTGGTGATGAATTTGTAAAACAAGCTGCTTTTCGTTCTGAACTATGGGGAGAATTTTCTGAACAGGCAAGTAAAAAAGGGCTTACAGGTGAAAGTTGGAAAATTTATGTAAATAGCAATTTTGATGAAGTAATAGATATTGTAAATAAACAAAGTGTAAAAAAAGGAACAGATGAATATATTCTTGATGCTTATACAAGAGCTTTAGATTACGCAGCAGATCGAACTTTTACAGAAGAATTAGGTAAAGGTTTTTTTATGAATGGACTTGGATCAGCAGAAACTAAAAAAATAGCAAACTTACTTAAGTCTTCTCCATTAAAACCAGTAGTTCCATTTGTAACAACACCGATAAATATTGGTAAAAGTGTTTTAAGAAGAACACCACTTTCACCTACAAGTTTTGTTCCTGGTTTACCACCACAAGTGAACGCTTCATTAGGAAGAATACTTAAAGAACATAATGATAGGTTATTTAGTGATGACCTTGCTACTGCCTATAGAGCTAATGGAGAAGCCACTGTAGGTGGTGCTATATGGGGTTATTTTATAGCTCTAGCTGCTGCTAAACAAGATCCCGAATCAGAATTAGCCATTGTAGGTGGTGGTCATCATAATAGATGGTTAAGAGAAGGAGAAAAAAGAACTGAAGAACTACCTTACAGTTTTAGGCTTTTACAAAAAGATGAAAATGGAAAGATCATAAGAGGTGATAATGGATTACCAAACTACGAATATATAGATTTTCTATCACGGATGGAACCTGTAGGTTCATTACTTATGATTGCAGGTGATTTAGCTTATATAAATGATTTTATGGAAGAAGAAGACTATGCAAATGTTGCTCATGCACAAATAGCTTTACTTTCAAGGAACTTAAATAATAAATACATGATACAAAATATTGCTCAATTATTTGATATGACAAGTGATGTAGGTGCTTTACGAAGGTTTTATCAAATCCCAGCTAATTACTATTCTAGTATTAGAGAATATCCTATTTCTTTAAAAAGAAGTATTACTAGAGCTAGAGGAGAAAACTGGTTTGATGAAATGACACAAAGAACACATAAAGGCAGGTTTCCTAAACGTAAGACAAGGTTTACTAAAGGTGATTTACAACCACAAGTTGAAAGACAAGCTGATAAAGGTCAGTACTCTCAAGCTGAAGATATTGCAGGTTATGAATTTGAAGGCAACGATTTGGGTAGTTTAATGAATGAAAACAATCCATTTCAACCTTTAGATACTTTTGGTTTGATGATCATGAGAAATAAACAAGATACTACACCTGGTTTTAGTGCTGATCTTGCACCAATTAAAAGTATGACGACAGGTAAATTAGCAGAATATCCAGAAGGATTGATGGGTATTAATTTTGGTAATCCATTTAAATACAGGAAAGAAAACGATAACCCTCAAGACGAATATCTTAGAAGAATACGATATAAATTAGTTCCTCCTAGTGATGTAATTCCTATTGGTAAAAAAGGATTTGTTGGTGTAAACTTAACAACTCCAGAATATAACGACTTAAAACGACTTATCCCTGATATACCTGTTAATCCTCGTACAAAGAAATTTGACCCTAAAAACGGTATTAGATTTCCTGAAGCGTTATTACAACTATCAAGAAAAAAAGAAAATATAAATGCTTTAAAAGCGATTGAAAGTGATACGTCTGGTTCGATAGATGCACAGGCTGCTTTAAAAAACAAAGAAATATTTCGCAAACAGTTACAAAGTGAAGTAAGGAAAGTTTACAACGCTTATAAGGAAGCCGCAGTAAAATATTATGAAGATAATCTTTTAGATAAAGATAAAAAGACTATGGCACTAAATGAGCTTAGAAGGGGAACTAACGATATACTTAAAACATTAGAAGGCATTAACACAGACTAATCATGGCTACTAACACTGTCAATTCTTTTACAGACCACACTGGTAACGGTTCTGCCGGACCTTTTAATGTCTCCTTCTCCTATCTATCAGAAGCTGAAGTTGATGTCACTGTCGGTGGTGCCGCAAAAACTCTCGGTACTCATTACACATTTACCAGTGCCACACAGATAACTTTTACCAGTGGTAATGAACCTAGTAATTTTGTTGCTATTAAGTTTCAAAGAAATACTAATGTCAGTTCTAAAGCAGTAGATTTTAATGACGGTAGTGTTCTTACAGAAGTAGATCTTGATAATCAAAGTGATCAGATCTTATTTAGTATGCAAGAGATTGTTGATAGTGGTGCAGGTAATAATGTTAGTTCAGTAACAGGTTCCTCACCAATAAGTTCATCTGGTGGTAGAACTCCAGCTATAAGTATTTCAGCAGCTACAACCAGTGCAGCAGGTTCTATGTCTGCCAGTGATAAAAGTAAGTTAGATGGTATAGAAGCTTCAGCAACCGCAGATCAAAGTGCTAGTGAAATAAGAACTTTAGTTAATAATGCTAGTGATAGTAACGTTTTTACTGATGCTGATCATACAAAACTAGACGGAATAGAAGCTAGTGCTACGGCTGATCAAACTAATGCAGAAATAAAAACAGCTTATGAAGCAAACTCTGATACTAATGCCTTTACTGATGCAGAAAAGACTAAGTTAAATGCTGTAGAAAATAATGCTACAGCAGATCAAACTAACGCAGAGATAAAAACTGCATATGAAGCAAATTCAGATACAAACGCATTTACAGACGCAGAGAAAACAAAACTATCAGGTGTAGAAGCTAGTGCTGATGTAACCGATGCCACTAATGTAAATGCTGCTGGTGCAGTAATGAATAGTGACCTTGATGTAAAAGGTGAATTATTAGTAGGTGATGGTTCAGGTGATCCTTCAGCCTTATCTGTTGGTACAAATGGTTATGTATTAAAAGCTAATAGTAGTACTACAACAGGTCTTGAATGGGCTGCTGAGTCAGGTGGTGGTAGTGGTGAAGCGAACCAAAATGCTTTTACTACTATTGCAGTTTCAGGTCAATCAAATGTAGTTGCTGATAGTACAACAGATACTTTAAATTTAGCTGCTGGTAGTAACGTCAGTATTACAACCAATGCTTCTAGTGATACTATTACTATCTCATCTACAGGAGGAGGTGGAGGATCAGGTATATCTAATGTTGTAGAAGACAGTTCTCCTCAGTTAGGTGGTAATTTAGATGTTCAAGCTCGTGAGATTACTACAAGCACAGCTAACGGTAATATTGTTCTTAATCCAAACGGTGAGTTTGGTGTAGTCAGAATTAAAGGTGATAGTACTAATACTGTTGATGGAACACTAGAACTTAGGTGTTCTAGCGATTCTCATGGTGTAAAGATAAAATCACCACCTCATAGTGCAGCACAAAACTATACGTTAACTTTGCCATCCAGTATTGTAAATGGTGCTTTCTTAAAGACAGACTCTAATGGTGGTTTAAGTTTCGCAACACCTACAGATACCAACACACAATTATCTAATGCAGAAGTTAGAACTGCTGTTGAAGCAGCATCTGACAGTAATGTATTTACTGACGCAGATCATACAAAACTTGATGGTCTAGTAAGTAATGCTACACATACGGGAGAAGTTACAGGTAGTACTGCTTTAACTATTGCCGATAACGTAGTTGATGAAGCAAATTTAAAAGTAAGTAATACACCTACTAATGGTTATGTATTAACGGCTCAATCAGGTGATACTGGAGGTTTGACTTGGGCTGCTGCGTCTGGTGGTGGAGGTTTAAGTTCTGATAGTCAGTACAACACAGTCGGAGGTACTAACGCTGGCGATAGCTTCACTGGTACTGATGCAAATTACAATACCTTAATTGGATATAATGCTGGAACTGCTATTACTACTGCCGATTACAATACCCTGATTGGGGCACAGGTTGGTATAAATTTAACAGAGGGTATAAACAATACTGCTGTTGGATATGAAAGTATTAGAAATGTCACGACAGGTCGTGAAAATACTACGATAGGTCGTGCTGCTGGATATTCCCTTACAACAGGAATGGAAAATACACTAATTGGCTACAAGGCAGGTATGAATGCTACTACTGGTGAAAATATTATATGTATTGGTTATGAGTCAGCACCTAGTAGTAACACAGTAAGCGATGAAATAACTTTAGGTGATTCTAATATAACCAAGTTTAGAATACCTGGCCTTGATGGTTTTGAGATTGACGATAACGGAACTATTGATCTTCCAGGTGCAATAAATGAAACTATATTTGCTATTACTGACGCTTCTTCTGTCGCTTTAGATCCTGATAATGGAATGGTACAGACTTGGACATTAGGATGGAATAGAACTGCAACTGATAGTTTAACCACTGGTCAATCTATGCTTCTTATAGTCACTACAACTGCATCTAACTATACTTTGACTTGGCCTACTATGAAGTGGAGCGGTGGGTCTGCCCCTACGCTTGGTGGAGCTAATGCTACAGCAATAGAATTATTTAAAGTTGGCAGTCAATTATATGGTGCAACAGTAGGAGATCTTTCATGAGATCACATCATCTTCGTGCTGGTGCTGGTAGTGCTGTAAGTGGATATTCTATTGACAGTGGCGATAAAGCTCCAACAGCAGGTCGTGTTGGAAATGGTAATAGTAGTAGTGCTACTTACAATAGTTTTTCAGGTCAATATGACGGTTGGACTAATGTTCATAACCAAAGTAGTGATGATCATTCTACTCAAATTAATTTTCCAAGTGGATTAGGATTTTATCTAGCAGGTACACAATATTCTAGTGTTTACATTGGATCAAATTCCTATGCAACTTTCGGTCAAGGTTCTAACCAGTATTCTAATCTTAGTGCAACTAATCCTAGTTATCCTAAAATTTTTGTAGGTGCTGCGGATAATTCTTATCAAAGACTTTATTCTAAGCAAAATAATAGTAATACATCAGCACAACATTATATTCGCATTAGATTTGAGGGTAATTCATCGACTTCAGGAACACTCGGTTCCCCTGGCATAGTATGGGAAATAACATTTTTCGACCCTTCATTATTTGGAGGAAATCAATTAGTTGAAATTTTAGTAGGCATACATGGTAGGACTAATTCTAGTAATGTGAATTACATTGCAAGTGCAAGTGCAGCTTATACAAGTGGTTTTCTTGATATAGAAGACCATTCTCTTGTTTATGAGGGAAATGCAACTGGAACATCGTGGACAGTACATAAACATTATTATGTCGGTGGAACTGACTATTAAATAAGCTAATATGTTTATATATTGATTTGTAATTATGAAATACGCAATCATTGATGGCACTACTGTTAAAAGCACTGGTACGATTCAACAACTATTTCCAAACACAAGTTTTACTACTGCTGGCCCTAACGTAGATTTTCTAACAGCAAATAATGTAGTTGAACTTGTAGAAACTCTTAGCTTCACAACACCAACACAAAAGTTATCTACTGTAGATGCTTACCTTGAAAGTGGGAAGGCTTATACAGTAAAGGTAGAATCTACAACAACGGAAGAACAAACAGCTTTAAAAAATACTGCATGGGAAAATATAAGGAACCAAAGAAATACTAAATTAAAAGATACTGATTGGAGAGCTAATAGTGATCTTACCTTGTCTGATGCTTGGAAGACTTATAGACAAGCTTTGCGTGATATTACAACACAGTCAGATCCATATAATATTACTTGGCCTACAGAACCTAGCTAAGATTTTAGGCTGCTGTTACACTATAAAAAATAAACCATTGATTTATGGCTGAACGTACCACAGATGAAATCGCTACAATCTTTACTAATGCTGGAGATAGCGTAACTCTTATAAATACTCTTGCTGCATTATCATCTCTGACAGATGAACAGAAAGATACTGTCAAAAGAAACGTAGAACATTTAGAAATTATCAAAGCCTATAAAAAAGAGGATAATACTACTTCTATCTGGACTTCTGAAGACTTTACGGCTCAAGATGCTGCTGTTACGCTAGGTAAAACAAAGTATTAATTTATGGCTCGTCAAACAACAGAAGAACTTCAAGAAGAACTTAAGACGTTACAAAACAATTACGAAGAAGCTGTACAAGTTCAAAAGAACTGTCAGAACAGAGCCATTGCTATTAATGCAATTTTAGCAGATAGAGCAGAGGAAAAAACCGAAAAAAAGTCCACTGCCAAGTAATAGAAAAACAATGTAGATGTTGTGGTAAGGTATTTTTTACCACAGAACAACGAAGAAAGTATTGTTCTAATGCTTGTAAGACTAAATATCATCGTAACAAGTTAGTTACTTAGTTTCAGTCATTTGTCTTGTAATAATCCCCAATGTGACGTACAGGGGAGTTACACCTATAATAACTAGTAACATTAAAAATTTTAAAGAAATGCTAAACCGCATCTGTCAAGTTTTGAGTATTCTTTCATTCCTAATGGTAACTTCTGTTATTGGTGGAGGGTACTTTGGTTATAAATATGTAACTTCAGAACAGTTTAAATCTAAACTGATGAAAGAAGTTATGGGTAACGTATCAGGTCTTATGCCTAAAGTACTAGATCAAGGTTTACCAGAGATGACAGGGCCATCTTTACCTGCAACGTCTTTACCTAAATTTTAGACCTGTATGAATACTAATATTATTTTTAAAGGAGTAGCAGTAGGACTTGGTACTGCTTTTGTATCTTCTCAGTTTTATGCAATAAATTTATTAGCTACAAAACCTCGCTTACCCATGTTTGATCTGCCTGTTAGTAAATATTCTACTTATGAGATTGAAGCTGATACGCAAGGTTATAGAATCAGACATCGTATGCACGATCCAAAGATTATTGCTTCAATGGAGACCAGTAAAAAACCAGCAGGGTTTCTAGGTGCTAGTAAAGCTTTATCTACTAAAGAAACTCAAAGAGTAGCTGGAGAAAAAGATATAACCGTTGTAAATAATGGTAAGTTAACAGCAAAACAAATAGCCTGTATAAAAGAAAAAGCTAAAGGAGAATCTACAGGACAACTTATTGGAACGTCAGTAGCTACAGGAACAGGACTTGTAACATCGTTATCTAATGTTCCTATCGTTGGTTGGTTCTTAAGTGGTTTTGCTACAAATACAGCAAGAAGAGAAGGCGGTAAGATAGGAGCAGATATGGCCTCTGACTTTAACGACTGTTAATGCCTACGATTAAAGTACCGAAGATAACGATACCGACTGTAGATATTCCTTCTGTACCTTTTGTTAGTGATAATGTTCTTACAGGTTTACAACCTGCCTGTGATCTTGTTAATCGAGATTTAAAGATAACTCAGAATCCAACTATTGTATTTTATAACCGTAAGCAATATGCAACCTGTCCACAGGGGCCGATAACAACTACGACTCCAGTAGAAGAAGATAAAACAACCGCACCAAAAGCAGAAAGGCAGAAATTTAGATCTATTGCCTATGATCCCAATGACACTATAGAAACTGAAGGTTCTTCTAGGTATACAGAAGGCATCCCACTTAAAGGTGTGTTCATGTCACAGGGAGAAGAAAAGAAGGAAGAACAAGAATTATCACCATGCCCACCAAAAAGTCCACCATACAGACCTGGGGATTGGCGTAATGAGCTTAGATTGGAAAGGCTGGTAAAATATGAGCGTGGGCTGTTGGAGGGTTCTTGTGACGCAATCTGGGAAAAAGTACCGTTTGTTGATCAATACATACCAACGGCTAGTGTTGTTGTTTCTACTGCTGTTATTGCTAGTGTGGCTGCGACTACACCTGTTATTCTCCAGCTTGTAAAACCCCTAGTAAAAAATGTCATTAAAAAGCTGACAAAGAAAAAAGAAAAATCTAATTAACCTTAAGCTTATGAGCATGTGGTAATACTTGGTTTGGAATCGTGGTTAATACAACATTACGGCAAGATATAGCGTCATCTCCCACAAATTTAATACCTTCTTTTAACATAGTCGCACATACCTTTAGACGATTAAGATTTACCTCAAGACGCTTGGCCTCCAACATAAACTCCTGTGTTTTTCTATGAGCCTGTGCAGCCTTCAAACATTCTTTGTTAAAACTTTTACCTAAAGGAATTTGAAAACTTAAAGTCGCTCCATAAGATAAGTTATGGTTTGTTTGATCTATTCTTTCCTGTTCTGCAACATATAAAATACTCCCTGGATTAAGCAACTGACCTGTATCACTATCCGTTGTAGTGTCATATATATTGGTTCGTGATTTATTAATTCTGGGGGTATCGTACCCTTCCCCTTTAGTAATAAAAGGAGTGAAAGCCAATGTTGGTAACTGACATTGTATTCCATTTGAAAATCTATGAGTTGGAAAGTTTCCTTGAATCGTCTGAAATCCTTGATTGACCACTGTTCCTTGACTTGAACTGCTCGGAGAACTTATGGTCGTACTAGCATATGTAGGACTTGAAAATAATAAAGCTACTGAAATAGCGTGACAGAATCTTGCACAGTTTCTATAGTTTGATTTCTGGTTATTATGGAAACTGCGTCTAGCCCTGGTGCTAAAAAGTTTTCCATTATTGAGAAGTCTGAAGAATTTGGAACCATTTCCCATTGGGGTTTGGTTGGTAGATCTGGTGTTACCCATTGAAAACTAACTTTACCTGTACTTTGACTTGTTGTATATGTTGCATCAGGTGATATGACAGAACCATCTTTAACTTGGATATTTGTACCAGAAACACTGTAGCTATAGCCTGTTCTATAGTTTTCAGTGACGATAGTTTCGTTAATTGTACTGATACTTTTACTTGTTGATTGCATTTGGTTGGCAGCAAACCTTGGAGTTGTAGCTTTTGCATCTGAACTATAAAAAGCGATGAACAAAAGCAATAACCATTTCATTAATCCAAGCCAAGAGTAATACTGGTTTGTAGCGTAGCTGTTGTACCAGCACCCATATCAGCTAGGTTAACAGTGAACGCACCACCACTATCCATTGTGATAGCTACAGAACCAGGATCACCACCTGCAATTACTGTGTTCTTACCAAGAAGAGGAAGTGATGGGACGGCTCCATTCGTTACTGTGGCAGATAATAAACTTGGAACGGCATCTGCTGCAATATAGGATTCACTGACAGAGAACGCATCTCCTGTATTTACGATGTTGAAGCTAGTGTCGTAGTCAATAGTTGGAACACCACTAGCAATTCCATTATCAGCTAAATCAAGAGAACCGATTTGACCAGCTACTGTATTTGCTTTAGGAGTTACGTTTGTGCCAGCAACACTAATAGATGCTGCAATCCTTTCTGAAGTAGAAGAAGCACCTAATGTAGATACGCTTGCTACTGATTGGATTGAATGTGTGATGTCTGCAAAACTAGCTGTTGGAAATGCTAGGAAAAGCAAGGGTAATAATTTTTTCATTTTTTGGATGATGGAGGATCTACTATTTCCGCATTTTCGATACGAAGCGGTGTCTCAATTCTAATCGTTTGATACGATCCTGACTGTGACGCTAGTAACGCTTCTACTTCTTTCTTGTTTAGTGGCTTTTCATCTGGTTTAAAAGTACCATCTCCACGTTTTTTAGCACCTTCCAATCCAAAACTAGCTAACGCACCTGTCAATAAAGAAGCTGGAAAAGTTATATCCTTTGGTTCGTTACTGTAACCAGGAAGCGTAATGTAGTTAAGGGATACTATGAAGCCACTCCAAGCAACAACACTAAGTCTCACGATTACAGATATAAAAGCTAGTTGCTCTTCCTTATCAGTAATGTTCTCCTTCAGTTTTTGAAGGGGGCCTTTTTTTTCTTTTTCGTCCATACACCTTTTTTCTGTCATAATAGGCATAAATAGAGGATTTGAAAAGTGATTGAACTAGCAGCAGCAGTTGGTGGGGCTTTATTAACAGCTTGTTTTGTTTCTGTTGGCTCTATTTCTTACAGAGGAAGACAATCAAGAGATGACCTTGTGCGTAACACAACAGCTATAGAATTATTAACAGATAAGATTGATACCATGCACGATGATATGAGAGAAATATTTCACCGACTAAAAGAAGTAGAGCTAAGTGTTGTTGAATTAAAACCTAAAAGATAAAAAAAGTCCTACTTGGGGAGAATAGGACTTATTGACTTGTGTGAGGAGTCAAGCCAAGATTAGCAAATCAGTACATAATGTAAAGAGTAGTATATTTTTTCCTATGCTTGCCCTGTTAAAACCAATCATTTTTACCTTTCTCAAGTCCAAAGCAATTCGTCAACTTGCACTTGATCTTGTTCGTGCCTGTGTCGAAAAAACTGACAATGATGTTGATAATAAATTATGCGATATGTTGGAGAAAGCACTCTTTCCAGGCAAATGAACCACAAAGAATTTTTTGAGATTCTTATTGGTAAACCACCTCTCGAAGTTGAACTAGAAATAGAAATGAAATGTAGAGAGGTAGATGAATTAACTGAAAGTTATTTGAAAGCATATTCTTTTGCGTTGGTAAAAGAAAACCGACTGCAAGATTTGCTTATCATGGCTGCCATGCAACGTATTCAAGACACTGAAATCAAATTGATGCGATATGAGATGGCAGAACATCATCGGACAAAAAATCTTAAACAAAAAAAGAAATATAAAAAGAAAACTTTATTCGACAGATTCCAGACTATGTTGAGCGTGTTCAGATGATCTTTTATCATCCCATAAGACTTTGTAATAGTATTTTTTAACACCAACCTTATTAACTCTTGTAAGGGCTTCTGTAATGCTTCCTCTTTTTATTTTGT